TCTTCATCCATAAAAGTTCCTTATGTCCAATTCTCATTATCTTTTATCCACTTTTCTTCCGGGAAGTATTGTTCATTGCTCTCTGAACTCTTTTTCTCATCTGCACTTTCCTGAAGATTATCAAGGTGCATTGTTCTTACCCCAAGAATATCTGCCGCACAGAATGCATAAACTTCACAATCAAGATAGTGGTTGTCGGCATGAGCTGTTTTTTGTCTCCACTCTTGCTTAACAACACCTTTTCCGTTTTTAACATTAACTTTGTGTTCTGCAGTTACCTGCGTCGCATACTCCATATCACAATCTTTGTATACCATCCATGCTCCAGATCCATTATTCTTTTGCATACGACCGGCAATCATGTCCTTGTATTTGCCTGTGTCAACAAGTACAAGATTCATTCCGTATGCTTTACTGTCTGCTTTATTTACTTTAGACAGCCTGTAATGCGTAAGCATGTTATTGGATGAACCTTTGCTTGGCAATGCCCATTCAGAGTTATTTGCGCAAAAATCATATACTCTGTCTGTATCATTTCCAGAGTCAATCAGTGCCAATGCCACCACAAGAGGTGTGCTGTCAACCATTTGATATGATAGATTCATTATTCTTTCAACCTCTTGGAATGAATAAGCTTGTCCATGTGCAATGTTTTGACTTGTAAAATAATCTCCCCATGCTCTTATGCTCCAATACAAACAAGTTTCCTGCACATCAACTCCTGCAGTAAGCACCTTTGTCCACTCCGGGACAACAAACTCTTCACATTCCGTCTGTCTTTCGAGAACCAACTCAGCACTTGTCTTAAGCTTTGTATCCTCCCAAGGCTCCGCAAGCCAGCTATTCGCAAAGTTTTGTAACCTCTCAGGGTCTTCATGGCTATCCAAAAACTCTTTTGCTATTGAAGAAAATCTCACAAACGGTGAATATAAAGTATTCATCCAGAATGCAACTTTTCTTGCAAACTTTGTGTTTTCCTTTACTGTTCGCCATTCTCCTAACCTTAGCATGTCAGGCTTATCTTTATCTGTAATTATACAGCCACATTCCTGACATACATAGGTGGCAAACTCTGCACGATCCGCATAGCTCATGCCTTCACCATTTGGAAATTTTATCTGCTTCATCTTCAGTTCTATATACTCCCCACAGTGAGGGCAAGGCACGAAGTAATGCTTTTCGATGTCTGCATCTTCCAATGCTTTCCATATATGTCCGTCTCTTAATGTTGGAGTACTGGTTATAAATATCTTTTTGTTATGAAAGGTTTTTGTTCTCTCCCTTGCAAGTGATATAGGATCCGCTTCCTTCTTACTTGCTCCGGGATACTTATCTACCTCATCTAAAAAAAGATACTTGATAGCTTTACTTGCAAGGCTTGACGGTGAGTTTGAGCCTGCAAGTGTCAAATACATTCCGTCAAACTGTAGTTCCAGCCTTGTTGAGTCATTCTCCAAATACCTTTTTTTTAATCCCGGAGCTGCCTTTATCATAGGCTGCAGTCTGTTTTCTGATATAGATTCGGCAAGCTTATCTGTAGGATAAACAATCATAGTAGGAGCCGGATCTTGTTGGATGATATATCCCACCATGTTTTGCAGGCACTCCGTACCTCCTACCTGAGTAGGCTTTACATAGATTATCTCTTCCGTCTCATAGTTATTAAACTCATCCATTATACCTTTAAGATATGGAGTTTGCTCCGTTCTCCATGGTCCCGGCATAGCTGAAGATTTCACATCTAATACTCTATATTTATCAGCCCATTCACTTACTGTTATATCTTCCGGTGGCTTTAGGAATTTAAGTGCTTCTTTTTGGTAGTCTGTAACCTCAAATCTACGGAACGGATTTCTTGCCACGATTTTTCTTTTCCAGTTCCTCATGCGTACAGCCTGCCACCACAAAGCCGTCCATTAATCTTATGACCTCTGAACTCAAGTCCTTTTCTACCGACCTAAGTTCCACAGGATCACAGTGCCCTATTATTCTTCCTACAAGTCTACTTGGCAGAGATAATGCAAACTTTTTAAAGGTAACAAAAAATCGGCTATAGTCCATCTTTACTTCTTCAATATCAATGTACTTACCCGATGCTATCTCTGTCTTTAATCTATGCATTTCTCCCTGAGATTCTTTTAGAGCAATCTCTGCTTGAAGTTTTTGCTCTTTGAGTTCCATTTCTTTTTCAGATCTGCTTTTGCCATACGCCTTATCTGAAAGATACTTTATATATCGCTGTACAGTTGGACCCAGCTCATATCTATTACCTTCTAATGTCTTTGTTGTAGCAATGATTCCTTCCTGTGTCAGTTGCTGCACTCTACGAACTGATACACCGAAAAGTGATGAGATAACTTCAACACGATAAAAACTTCCCTGCTGTTCTTCTGCCATTAGCCATCACCTCCCGAAATTCTTATTGCACTTTGACCTGTATACTCTTCCCATCTCTTCACTATGACATCACAGAACTTCTCATCAAGTTCCATCAGGAATGCTGTCCTTCCAAGCTGCTCCGCCGCCATCAGAGTGCTTCCACTACCTCCAAATAAATCAAGTACATTCCATCCTGACTTGCTGGAGTTACTCATAAGCCTTCCAATCAGCGTTACCGGCTTCATTGTAGGATGTATGTCGTTTCTTGTAGGCTTATTCTCATAAATGACTGATGTTTGGTCTTTATACTTTCTATGCATATCTTCAATATATGCTATAAGGTCAGCCTTTTTCATGGCTTCAAAGTCCACATCATCTTCCAAAATCACCGTATCCTGTGTTCTGTCATTAATAAAATAATGTGCCGCTCCCTCTTTCCATCCGTAAAGACATGGCTCATGTCTCCACTGATAGTCCTGCCTGCCAAGTACAAATGCATTCTTTTCCCATATTAGGCATTGTGCAAGTTTCAATCCTGCATCAAGGAATGCCTGTCTAAATATATGCCCGGTGCTCTCGGCATGAAATACATATATAGCCGCTCCATCACGCATAAACTCATAAGCACTTTGATATATCTGAAGCATAAAAGAATAAAAACTCTCATTATCCATGTTGTCGTTTTTTATTCTGCTATTATTCCTATGCCCTTTTTGAAGATATGTATCCAGCATTTCCGCCTTATCCCCATAATTAACATTGTATGGAGGGTCTGTAATAATCAAATCCGCCATCTCTCCTCTCATAAGAGTGGCCACATCTTCCTGCGAGGTAGAGTCTCCACACATAAGTCTGTGCCTGCCAAGCTTCCATACATCACCAAGCTTAGTCTTCGGCTCTACAATATCTTCAAGCACTGCTTCCCCGTCAAAGTCATCATCCATTGCCTCAGGCTCCACTGCAAGGTTATCTACCAGCTCCGCCAAGTCCTCCTGTTCAAATCCGGTTAATGAAATATCATAATCTCCAAGGTCTAAATCAAGCAGCAAGTCTTTCAACTTCAACTCATCCCACTCACCGGTTATTTTATTAAGGGCAATATTGAGTGCCTTTTCTCTTTGTTTGTCTAGGCTGACAACTACTACATCCACCTCTTCATATCCTAAATTTTTTAGGACTGTACATCTCTGGTGACCTCCGCTAATTGTGCCGTCTTCATTGATTATAATCGGATCTACATATCCGAATTCTTCAATACTTCTTTTGATTTTCTGATATTCACTGTCTTCCGGTGTCAGGGCTTTTCTAGGATTATAGTCTGCCGCCACCAGCTCATTTAGTTTTCTTTTTTCTGTTTTCAGTGTTTGCTCCATTCTATTCTCCTATTGTTTGTTACATATTTCCTTTGTAAAATAATTGCATCAGCACTGCCATGCTGAAATAAACTGAAGGGAGGTATTTACCCATGAAAGATTTTCAAGATTTCATTGACTTGATATCACATGAAGATATGACTGCCATCATATCTCGTGCAGAATCCTTTTCGCCTGAAAAGTCACAGCAGGTATTTATGACAGCTTTAAACCTGCTTGAATATTATCATAATTGGTTAAATAGCGATAATCCCAATTAATTGATTTTATTCCTTTGCAAGGCTCTATTGGCGAATTCTTCCTTTACACGATTGCAGAACTCTTCAGGAGTTTCAGGGATGAATTCCTCAAAATCAATAGTAGCACTTGAGGCTTTCGCACTATATCTTATAGATATGCGGAAGTCTTTTTTCTCTTTAATTGCTGTGTCCACCACTTCATTTAAGCTTCCAAGCACTTTTGATTCAAGCTCCACAACCTTTTCTTTTATATCAACTTCTAATAACTCCTCTGAAACCATTGGGGTGCTACTCAATTTACTCATTTTTCTTATCCCTCCGTAACGAAATGCAAAATTTATTTTTGATTTTTTAGGGAAAAGGACCGCGCCGTTTTCCGCCCCGCATGTGGCCTCCCCCTCTGGTAGTACCTATTAAAATTTTATCCAAACAAAAAAAAGAGCATGCATTTGAGACTATTCACACCTGCCATACTCTCTTTTGTATAGATATTAGGTGACATATACGCATGTCCAAAGACTCTTGTCTGTTTGCCTGTCACTCCATGCTACCACTATAGCATAATCAAAAGTACTTTTGAGTTCTTTTTTGTACTTTTAAGTTCTTTTTTGTACTCTTTTAAAATGATATTGACATTACAGATATGAGTTAGCCATATCATATGCCTTCAACCGCTTCTTTATAGTGCCATCTATTGGTAAGTCTTCAGCACTATATCTCTCAAACGACTCCATAAACTTATTATCTCTATAATACTCCTCTGCAAATACTCTGAACTTTTCTTGTTCTATCTGCGTAGCCTCATGTGGGAACAAGTATTTTGCTCCTTTATTTTCGTCATAGACTTTCATTGCAAAGTAAACAATCCGCTCCTTTACTGATAGAGAATAATAATATTGGGAATGAGCCTCCGCTAAATTTGCATACAATGGTATATATACCTTAAGTTCACAAATATATTTTTTTACAAGCCATTCTGCCACCCCCACTTGATGCAACGGCTTATTATTCTCTTTTCTTGTTAAAAAGATACTTGCATCTTCCATAGTAGCATCTCTAGGAATTATTACACCAATTCTCCTTGCATATTCCAGTTGCGCATCTGACGGCATTCTATCTGGTAACTGTTCACACTCATACGGACCTAACAGACCACTGGCTTTTTCGATATCTTCCACAGGTGTCTCTCTAAGCCAAGGGAATGTCTCACTCTTTCTCCTATTTGTATTTGGATTTATCCCCGTAACCTTATACCATGCACAAGCTATATTTCTCTCACTATTACTTACAAATCCCTTATTATATGCTATTCGACTTACTTTGAAATTTTGATTTATTTGATATACTCCTGAATTTATATCATCAACCCACTTTTCCAAGGCAGAATTAAAATAACTTGATGTCTTTATAGTGACACTATCCGCATCTGTTTGTATTGTTAATAATCCTAATGAGAGGAATTTAGCTTTTTTATAGGTAACTGACTTTATCTTATCTGCCCTTATCATCATTTCTTTGCCTAGCACTATATACCTTATTCCCTCAACACTTATATATATTTTTACTGGATTAGTCTCAAGAGGTCTCATATAATCACTTCCCGACTCTTTTTCAACTTCTACCATCTCTTTCACACTCAACGGCTCCGTCTGATTGGAGAATCCCAGTTTTTCCTGTATCTGCCTAAGTCCTTTGTTGTGGTTTGATATAAAGTGAACTACATGTTCCTCACTATCAGTAGTTATTTTTAAATACCCATATTCAGTAATTGTCCCCTCAACTACTTCAAATGCTTTTATTCTACTTATCGGTATCGTTCCTGACTTCTCTTTTTCAGAATAGGTAATTTCCAAATCGTTAATGCGAATCTTCGATAAAAAAACACTATCAAACTTTAAATTCATAGGATCTCCCCCTATCATTTTTCTTTTATTTTACATTTATATTCGAGGGCAAGTCAATTAGATATTTTGCTTTTAATGCATTGCTTTTAAAGTCTGCACCACTTCACTTTTATTAATCAGCTCATCTATCCCATGATTGTAGTATTTAAAGCATGGAGTTTTAGTCATACACATTTCCTTACAAATTCGCTTCCAACTCATGCAGTCTATGTGTCTGTATTCAAGTATACTTCTCTCCACAGAGTCGATTGGTAAGAAATCCATAAACTCCATAACAGCAAGCATTGCTTTTTGAACTTGTGCTTGCTGTTTAACGATTCTCTCCTCAATCTCCATTGCTCTCATAACAGCATTTTCAGTTGAGGATATTTGACTTCCACTCTGTCCTCTCGGCACAGGAGAATATTTTACTCCTTGCGTGCCGGTCATTTCTTCTCTAAAGTTTTTAAGCCTAATTTCCAATTGCTTTCGCTTTATCTTCGCTCTGTAGTATTGACCAAGGTACTTTTTTAAAGTCACTTTCAACTCTTTATTATCAGTTTGCATTATCCTCTCCCTTTGTACCAAATTGATGCTTAAGCATACATTCTGTACACATACCTGTATATCCTAAACTCTTTAGTACCCTTGCCTGTGGCATTTCAAAACACTTGCAATTGCACACCGGACATTGAAGCAAATTCCACCCTTTTCTGTCCATTGCCTGTAATCCTATGTTCTTAAGCAATGGCATTGCATATATTTTATTCTTGCTTTCTGAGGCTTTATTCATCATTATACTCTCCTTCTAATTTCATCTTTTAGAATTTCTGCAACTTCCTTTACCGAAGTCACAACATATGCCCTACCACCTGATCTATTTATCTGGTCAATTGTTTCTTTCTGAATCTTACTAAGCTTCCCAATAAATGGACGCTTAACCTCAAATCCATAATACAGTCCCCTTATTATACAAGTTATATCAGGAAGCCCACTTACTGAATACGGACCAGCTGCTTCTTTCCACACAGTAGCCTCCGGAATATTTTTATTAATCCAGTCTATTATCTGCTTTTGAAAATACGATTCTTTTGGCATGTGCTCCCTAATGTAAACTTCAGCTTCATACTTGGTCTTTATTTTGTACTTTTGCATTATGTAATCCTTAAGCTCATCATAAGAGTTGAACTTCGTATAATCTAATTTACCATGAGTATGGTACGCTCTGTGTATTGCAATATCGGCAGTTGGATCCTTATATCCTTCTCTGTTTCCCATGTTCTCTCCTCTTTTTTTGTCTCATATTCTTGGCATATTCTATTACAATAACAGTTCTTAGCCCTTTTAATAAATCTTTTTCTAATACCATACGTGTCCAAGGCGAATGCTTATTATCATCTCCCTTGGCTCTTTCGTTAAGCATTCCTAATATTTCTGCCATACTCATTGTTCTGCCTCCTCTAAATACTTGCTGTAAATTTCATTGATTCCCTCTTTGACAGCTTTAGCTAATTCAACCACTTTATCTACATCATATTCTTTAAAGATTGAATCACTGCACTGCCTAATAATCCCTTCATCCTTTTTCTTTTCAACAAATTGACTTATATCTTCCAGACATTTATATCCCCTTTCATCTTTGACAATTAGTAAACCCTCTATCAGTATCTCATCTATCAAACCATCAGCTATTTTCTTTATTTCATTTTTCAACTCCATGTAAGACTTTTTATACTTCGTCATTAGATCCTCTTTAGGGACATTTAAATCATTCCTCTTGAGTCTCTCTACAAGCCTTTTAAGTTCATCAATCTGGTTTTTTAAATCCATTTTTACTACTCACCTATTTCCTACTACACACCTGCGAAAAACCTTAGGTGTGTAGTAAAAATGGCTCAACTACGCCGTTTGTGGGCTTACTACACACCTACACACCTAATTTTTGACATACACCTTGTTTTTTTTGCAAATTTGGTGACTAGGTATCACCACTTTCCACTGAAAAATATATTGGTATATAAATGTGTGTATAGGTGTTATAGGTGTGTATAAGTGTTATAAAGCCTTATTTTAAGCCATTCTTACTACACACCTAACTACACACCTGACTACACACCTAATTTAATTTTAAAATAGGTGTGTAGTAACTTTCGTTATATTCAATATATTTTAAAACTAGTATGTTAATATTTTTATGCACTCATACAGTCACCAAATTTACTCCAATTTCTTAATTTGGTGGCCTTTTTTGAAATTTGGTGACTTCTTGATTTTGCACAATTTAATCAAATGGCAGCTCCATTTGCTCATTTTCAGGAACTTGATTCCATCCGTTTCCCATTGGATTTCCATTCTCATCTACTGCCGGCTCACTTTCCTTTACAAGTTTTCCAAGATGAAATTCTACAAATCGACACTGCCTGTTATTGAACCATTTAAATACTGAATTTTTCGTTCCTCCGCTTTTGCTGGTCGTTGTTCCGATCAGGTTTTTATCTGCCAGATATTTCATAGTCTTTCTGGATGAGTATCCTGCCTTTGTAAGTGCTTGAGTGAGCATTGATGGAAATATATACACTTCCGGTCCTTGTATAAGCCCTAGACAGGTTCCGTATACTCTTTCTCCAAAACTGTCTTTATTTGATAGAATCCAATCAATGATATATTGTGTGGCATTTTCATTTACATCACCAACATCCGCATCCATTTGCTCTTTTAGGATATTTCTTGCCATCTCCTTGGCTCTTTCCCATGACTCAGGGACTATCTGTAATGCTTCAGGATTGTCCTTAGCCTCTTCAGTGTCAAATTCTCCGACTTCATATCTGTGAAGCCATTCTGAACCCTCAAACAGCCATGTATCTATAATTGCATCAGTTAGTGCTACTGCAGCTATCCCTGCGATATGCGAACCGCTCTTGCCTTTGCTTAATTGATATACGAATTGCATCATCTCATCATATTTTGATGTTATGCTTCGCTCATCCGTATGCATTAACATGCCTATGAATGCAGGCCCTGCCCATCCACAGTTGATTGTTGATTGCTGGTGCATTATAGAAGCCTCTCTTTCATCATCAAAGGGCCCTCCGTATATCTCCAGTACTCTTGTACTTACTCCTGTCTGAGATGTCTCCGTTGACAGTGGCTCCTCACCTGTAGCAAGAGCAACAGTTCTCCATGTATGCATTGCCTGTATTCCGCCTGACTTTGCTCCTCTGATTTTCCCTGTACCGGATGCTATCATATAGACAATCTTTTCAAGGCTGTTTTGGTTATTTCCTGCAAGCTGCCTCTCATCAATTCCAAGTGGCAAATCGCAATAAAAGCTTGCCGTTCTCTCAAGTCCTACCTGAGTAGCATTAAAATTTACCATCAGCCTTTCAGGGTCTCCCCATGCAGACAGTGCCGCCTTTAAACCTGCAGTCTTTCCACCTTTAGAGCCTCCCCAGTTATATACAAAGAATATTCTCTGTTTAATTATTCTAAGAAGCGGAGCAGTAAAGCCTGCAGCTAAAATAAATCTGAACTTATCTCTCTTCCTGTGTGGTCTCATCATCTCAAGCCAGTCTTTGAATGTACCGTTTTGACAATATGCAGCAGCAAGTACCCTTTGTGACGGATCTATATCAAGCACTATATCTTTATCATGCCCCGGTATAAATCTCTTCCCTTCCTGCCATCCGAATGTAGATGTAGAGTCAGCCTTTTTTATGATGTCTATGTTCTCCGCTTCCAAAGCGGCTAAAAAATTTACCACCTGTTTTGCGTTCTCTGAAGTAACTGTACAGCCAAGGTCTGATAGCACTGTGATTCCTCTTGCCGTGAAGATCGTGCTTCTTGGATATATTGCTTTGTGCCAAGTGCCATCCCTCTTAAAGGCTACCTCCATTTTTTCTTCTCCGGTCTCCATACTTCTAAGTCTCTTAGTTAAAATAATCGGTGTTCTGCAAACTGTTACAGGTGTAAATTTCTTCTCATCAATCTTACTTATACCCTTATCTGAATAAATCCACCCTTCAGGCTGCCTTAAATTAACGGGTGCTCCCGGTAAAGCTTCAGGGATTGATTCCTCATCTATATCTACAGCCTGTGCATTGCTGATGGCTGATTTTATCTTCTTTGCAGCTTCTTCCTTGCCATACTTGATATACACATCTGAAGGGTCCTTGCACCCTAAGTTTTTGCAACTCCACTTGTATACCTGTCCTATAAACTTGCCGTCTCTTAATGCGGTAGTAACTTTATGAAAGAATGTTTCACCGCCTTTGTCAGGCTCAACATGGATATATACTTTTAAATCCTGCAGAGTGGTTGCCCACTCTTTTCTCATCATAGATGCTCCCGGGATTCCAAGTGTACTTATGCCCATGTACCACATGCTCTGACTGTCTGATTCGCCTTCAACTAAGACTACATATCCTGCAGTCCGTGTCTGTTCCAGTTTCCACTCTCCATACATGCAGATGTCTTTGCCGGCTCCATACTTCCATCTGAATGCTTTGCCTCCATACCTCTTTCTGTAGGTCACTTCATCAGAATTTTCATTAAAGTATGGAATATATAAATATTGGATTCCCTGTTTGTCCTTTTTTGTCTGTAGACAGCATTGCTCTTTTAGAAAGTCCTCCGGGAGCCTCTTTTCAAGTACATACTGTGCTACGCTGTACGATAACAGGCTCCCCTCAGGCTTCTTATCTTCTTCTGCTTTATAAGCTCCATATTTCTTTAATATGGCTTTATAGGCTTCTTTAGTATCGATACCGTTAAGTTCTGCATAAAATGATGTAAAATTTCCGCCTCTGTCCTCAGCATGACATTTCCAACAGCCTGTTTTTAGATCTACTGAAAAAGAATTGTTTTTATCATCATGAAATGGACACAGGCCTGTCAGATTATCTCCGGAGATTTTATATTTTGGGATAATGCGAGAATATTCAGTTTTATAATCGACCAAGTGATCAATGTCCACTTCATCTACTCGCATATCAAATCTCCAATCTTTGCTCTACAATCCTTTTTGCCTCTTCTTTTGTATAGTTCTTGTTACTACCTTCAAGTCCAAGTATCCCTGTCATATATTTAATTTCTTCATCCATGCCTTCACTGATTTCTTCATCTACTGTAAGCACAAAGAAAGAGCTACAAAACTCCATCATCTTTTTTCCGGCTTCTATACCAAAGCTTCTCTCAAACTCGACTTTGTCATCTAAAAATCTTGTACAGTATAAATGTGGTGCTATCGGTATCGCCCCCATCTGTATAACTTTCTCACAAGCGTATTTAGCAAGTTCAATATTTTGTAGCCTTTCATCTGATGTCTTTGCCCTGTACCTTGAGCAAACATATACAAACGGCATCAGTGCAGGATTCTTATTTTCTATATGCCCTTTTTCGCACTGACCTACATATCTCCAAGGTGCATATTTATTCATTTTTGCTATGGTATCATAAAGTTTAACATCTCCGATTATTGCCGCTACGTAATCTATTTGAAATATATCATCTCTTTGAAAAGTTGAATTATTAGAAAAATGGCAGAATGTTTCAGGATCTACTATTTCTCCTACTTGAATACATTCTCTTTGTTGTAAGTAATCAAAACTTCCATGTAATGGCTTCATAGTCCCTCCTTTTAATTAAACGGCAGTCCCTCATCATTCACATCATCAGGTATACTCATCCATCCATCATCATCCATGCCTTGATAGTTGTCGTTTTTTGCAGGTTTAGACTTATTATTGCCTGATGTGGCAGATTTACTTTCGGCAAATTCAACAGACTCTGCGACCACATCAGTTGTATAAACTGTTTGACCTTCTTTATTTGTATACTTGCCTGTCTGGATTCGTCCTTCAATTACTATCTTCATTCCCTGCCTGAAATATTTTTCAATAAATTCTGCAGTTTTTCCCCAAGCGATTACTCTGGGAAAGTCTGCATCCTGCTGTCCTTCCTGCTTATACTTTCTATCTACCGCTATACTAAAATTTGCACAGCATCTATCATTTGGTGTGTACCTTATTTCAGGATCACGTACAAATCTTCCGATAAGTATTACTTTATTCACTCTTATCCTCCTTTTGTTCCTCTGCTACTGCTTTGAATTGGTCCATCTCACTTAAAGCCTGTTGTAAGAACTCAAGGTCTTTATTGTTCTTATGGTTTCCACCAAATTTATCCTTATACCACTTCATCATCTCTTTATTCTTTGAACCGCCAAGCTCTGTTGCCTTTTCTGTAATCTCATCATGTATCTTCTTTACTTCTTCTGCCCTCTGTGCCGGAGACTTAACCGGATCGCCGTCATTTGCCCAATCATAGAGTGCCTCTCCGGACTTCTCATCAAGCACTTGAATCTTGCCTTCAAAGATATGAGTGTTGTCTTTTACTGCCTCTGCAAGGTGAGTATCCTGATCAATCATCCAAGTAACCATATACTCATATTCAATATCTTTATCCTGCTGAGCTCCTACACCAACCTTTCGTGGAGCCATCTTTCCACGGCTATTTGCTTCAAGGACATACTCGTCCTTACCTCTCGCTGTCACTATGATATGTGCCGGTGCAAGAAGGATTTTCTCAATAATCTTCTTATTCTCTTTTTTATACTTTCCCCACGCCTGGAATGTATTATCACCCTTGGTGGTAACCTGTACCTGGTCCTGCACCCAGTTCCATAGGTGCGTCATAGAATCTATAATAATGACCTTATATCCTGCATCTAAGAATGCATCTATAGCAGCAATGTAATAATCAGGACTGTACTCTTCAAGACTGATAAGGTCATAGTCAAACTCATTTGCATAGAGTTTATCTCTCATGCCCTCTGTACCTATGTATCCTATCTTTGTACCTTCACCTACTCTGCCTGCAATCCCTGTTGCCAGCCTAAGTGCTGAATAAGACTTTCCACTTCCTGAAGGTCCGCTGACTAATACCTTGACACAAATCTGTTCTTTTTTTGCTTTTGTAATTGTAAAATTAATTTTTGCCATTTTATTTCTCCTCTACATCTTCAAAATCTTCTTTGTCCGACTCCATTTCATCTATGTACTGTTCCAATGGAGACTTTTCTTTGTCATAAAGGTCAGCAAGAATTCTCTTACACTGTGCCGCAAACTCCATTGCAACCGCTCCCATGTCAATTGCTGAATTATATAGCGAACTGACCGTATTTAAAGCATTTTTATCTTCCACAGGTAAGAGCTTAAGGAAGTCATCCATATCCGTTTTTACGCTTTTAAAAGCTTTCTGCATTATGATATAGTGTTCTGCAGATATACCGTATCCTTCATGCCTGTTTTTAACCTCTGAAAGAACCGTGTTTTCCTTTATTTGCTCAAGAGTTCTATTGGCCACTTCCTGCATATTCTCTTTCAGATTATCTTTCCACTCAAAGTAGTTATCCATTAGTTGTTCCCTCCTGACCTGTAATCTTTTCTAAAACCTTTGGGAAAAGGTTTGCATACTCTGTAGTAGAAAAGAAACTTTGTGCTATTGTTTCATTCCCTTCACTGAGTTCTAAATATTTCTTATACATTCGCACAGCATTCTCTAACTTTATAGATTCATCTCGAGCTTTATCTATAGCTTCATCAACATCACCAATAATTACATTCCTTTGAGCCCATCTCGATTCATATTCAGCCTTTACATCTCTATTGTATTTTTCCAAATCTTCAATACTTTTTAGAGTTGCCCTAACACTGCAGTATGTTTCCTCTGTGTATACCTTTTTTTCTGTAATACCATTATTCTGTCGTACATTTCTTTTCTTCACATATTTGTAATTTAAATTTCCGGAGTAGTAATCATAATCTGTTTCAACGCAAGATTTTAGATTATTTACAACCTTTAAAAATTCTTTTGCTTCAGATTCGTCTTCAAATAAAAATCCGGCTACCTGATACAGGACCACTTCAGGTTCAGGAATAGATGGAAGTTCTTTATATGTCGGTGTTTCAATTGATAATGGTGCACCTGCATACATACATTCAAAATCAATCAATTCATCATATTCTTTCTTTGTAAGGTTTATAAGCTCCTCATTTGTATATTCACTAAGTCTTTTCATCAGATTTCCTCCTGTGCTTTCTTGGCTCTGCTAAGAGCCTTTGTATTTGCCTTACGCTTTGAAACTTTTAGCTGTGAGTAAACACTTAAGCACTCCGCAAGTCCCTCTGGAAGCTCTCCAGTTTCTTCTACAAGATTATTCATTGCTGAATTAAGTGTCCTTGAATCAACCCTTTCAACAATCAAATCTCCGAACCCTTCTTCACGAAGTATTTCAAAGAAGTCCAAGCCCTTCTCCATAAGCTTATCTTCTCCAATTTTGGAGTAGATGGTCTTTTCCTGGAGGCTGTATTTGAAACCGTCTACTGTAGTATCAGGCTTTTCTTCATCTACCATCTGCTGTGCGATTTCCTGCTCAAGTTCATCAAGCTTCTTATTATTTTCCTTAGTCTGCTCTGCCAGCTCATCCTTTTTATCTAAGAGATCCTTATAAGCTCTTACCTTATCGTCAAGCGTTATAATCGTTTCCATTATTTACTCCTTCTTTGATTTATAATTCATTTCCCCATGCATCCCATCCATCACGCTCTATCCTTGCGAAAAGCTCTAGTTTCTTTGCTTGTGGGAAGAATGTTTCTAACATCTGATAGGCACACTCCGGCTTTTGGCTGTGATGCCGCTTGCTATTCTCTCTGAGTACTGTTGAAAAAGCTCCACGCTTGTCCTTATTTGGAAGTATAATATTCCCATTCTTATAGAACCAGAGCAGATACTCATGTGCGAAGCGTACTGTGTAGGCGGGTGCTGGTCCATTACCCTTATCCCATACAAGTCTTGCATGAATTTTATATCCAAGCAGATCCATGATTTCCTCTGTCTGTGGAAGGTATTTGTCTATCGTCCACATGAATACATTGTGCTTTTCATTCATCAGTTTATTTGTGACATAGTTATGAAGCTCCATAATACCCGGGATGTCCATTGTTTCATATGGAACTGTCATTCCAGTACTGTTTGGTCTTGCCGTCTTCTTTCCACCCCTACCTTGTTGCCATGGTGGATCTGTGTATAGGATATCGTATTTATTTTCCGAATTAAAAATATCAATCTTTGCCATTAAAAGTAATTTCTCCATTCATCAACTATAGTCTTTGCCAAGTCCTCTTTCTTTGCCAACGCTTTCAGTATTGTTTCATCCACCGTTCCCTCTGTGATTAGATGAATGTATGTGCAAACATTCTTCTGCCCTATACGGTGAATTCTTGCAAGGCTCTGTGAGTACGCTGCATAATTAAAATTGACAGAATAGTATACACATGTATCTGCGGCCGTGAGTGTGATACCCAAACCTGCGGTGTCAATCTGAGCAAGGAATACCTTTGTATCTGTGTTTGTCTGAAAGTCTTTGACTATACCGCCTCTATCTTCCAGTTTCACATCTCCATAGATTTCTCCGTAGCGGATTTTCTTCTTTTTCAGCATCTGTCCGATTAAATCAATCTCCGGTCTAAACCTTGCAAAAATTACAAGTTTCTTTCCTGCATCAACTACATAATCATCAATGATTTCTTCTAAAGCATTGAGCTTCCCTTTGCTCACAAGCTCAGCCTTTTCGGACCCATCAGCCACTAAAAAGCCACCTGTGAACTGCTGAAGTCTTAGGAGCTTAGTGAGTACAGTTGTGACTGTAACCTTCTCACCGCCATCAAGTTCTGCAAAGCTTTCTCTTTTAATCTTGCTATATATATTCTTTTCCTTTGCAGATAGAGTTATTCTTCTTTCAAGAAATGTCTGCTCCGGCAAATCCAAGGCCTCTTCCTTTGTAACTCTGTAAGCGATTGAATGTTCCTTTTGGATCAGCTGGTCAAGGTCTCTGTAGCCAACTATTTGATGTCGGTTAAAGCCGCCCATAATCGCATAGCGATTTCTAAATTGGTAGAAGTTAGTACCGAATATCGTTGGATCTAAGAACCTATACTGGCTATACAAATCAATAGCATTATTCTGTACCGGTGTGCCTGAAAGAATAAGTTTATACCTCGCCTGATCACCAAGCTTGTGAATTGCTTTGGATTGTTCAGCATCATGAGTCTTTATTCTTTGACTCTCGTCACATATAATCATGTCTGCATCCCAGTTGTATAACGCCTCAAATATATCTTCTCTCCAAGTACTTTCATAGTTAATCACAGCAACCTTTAATGCTTTAAAAGGAAAGCTGTTCAAGTCAGAGAGTGCCTTAATTCTTTTATCCTTATCTCCTAAAAGAACTTTTACTATTGACTTAAAGTCTGCATAGTCCTCAAACTCTTTAGGCCACACACTGCAGACTGATGTGGGTGCGATAATCAGAACTTTTTCTACTTTTTCAAGCTTATAAGCTGTACCCAGCGCAGCTATGGCTGTGAGTGTTTTTCCACATCCCATTTCGAATAGAAATCCGAAACCCTTATTTTGTATGCCCATCTATACTCCCTTTTTTATAGTTTCATATAATGGTCTGCCCAAGTAAGCATCCATACTCTGACTTACATATGTGACTTTTTTAAGCTTTTTTTCATCAGGACCATATCTTGGATTAAATCCGAATAGATTTACATATCTATCCAAGTCTTCTCTCTCTTCATACATACACCTTGTCACTTCAATAAGCGCTCTGCAATCATCTATCGCTCTATGGCTATTTTTTACTTTATTAATCAAGTGATACTGAACTATTGCTGATTCTAATCTGTGCGGATACTGCCTGCGATCTTTGTATACTGTTAAGGTATCAAGATAGTCGCAATCATTAAACACCTGCATCCACTCTTTATTCTTGTTTCTATGAATTGCATATGCCATAAATTTAAGGTCGAACTGGGCATTGTGTGCTATTAAAAGTGCTTTGCCATTACCCTGTATCATGTCTATAAATTTATTTAATACTGCGAACTCATCTTTTCCTTGAGCTGAAAGTGTATCACTTGAAATTCCTGTTAATTCTGTGATTTGTTGTGGTAGTTCTTGTACTCTGAAAAGCTTTATAAATTCATCCATCTCCTGCTGTCTAGCTGTTTTATCAATACTTATTGCTGACAGCTCTATTATTTGATCCAGTCTTTCAGGGTGGAACCCTGTTGTTTCTGTATCAAAAAATATAATTTGATTGTATTTTTCAAATATTTTCTCAAACATTTCCTTTTGATTCTCCTATATTTTTTTCATCATTGGAGTTAAGAGAGTACTCTGTATTACCATCTCTTAAATCACAGAACTTTGCCTCATAGTGGATTTCTCTGCCCTTATCTATCACCGCCAATACATGCAGTAATTGCGTTCCATCCGGAACATTTATTGTTATTTCCTTCATACTTCTCCTTTGTAGCTCTTGTGCAATTCTTTCCATTACAAATTTGGCACACGGCAAAGCTATTCCGTTTCCCCACATCTTATATTTGGCTGAATCACTCTCAGGATCTTGCTTTTTAATATCACCAAGGTGCAACATCCTAGGAAATCTTTTTGTTGTCACTAATATAGGGAAAGGCTCTATCTCACTTGCCCATACAGGAGTAAAACCTACAAGCTGCCCTGCCAGCTCGAACCCTCCGCTTCCACTAAATAAAGCACCTAGTTTCATCTGAGATTTCCTTTCACTACTTTTACATCCTTCTTTTTTAGCCATAATATTCTTTGTCCACAGTTGTAGCAGTGATTTCTATTAGTTTTCTTTATTAAGCTTCCACACTCAGGACATGAATATATACCGGTATTTCTCTTTACAAGTAGCTTTCCTACCTCATATTTGTTAACCAGCCTTGACACCTGCTCAGACATTTTCTCATAGTCTTCAATGATATCCATGGCTACCTGTAAAGCCTCCATATCGTCACGCCATACTTTACTTCCGTCTTTTGCCATATCCTTTGAATTCTGATATAAGTCTTCAAGTTGTGATATAACTTTCTTGTAGTACTTACTTGTCTTTTTCATCATTTTCCATTCTTTCTTGCCTTTCCAACATATCAATAGCCATATCTAATGCTGTCACTATTTCCATAAATTGCTTAACTTCCTCAGATTGTGTATGGGAATAAGGTAATTGCATATACCTTTGCTTATACTCAAATTTTGCGTATTGTAGTGGTTCAATAATTTTCTTCTTAAAGTCAGTCATTCTTACCTCTCATTTTCTACTGGTGGCTCAATTAGTCCCAGTACCATCAGTGCCATGTTGTAGCCTCTGATCTGATGCTTAAATGGTGATACCTTAATTGGTGGATCTATCATTGGTACAGGGTTCTCATTTACTCTTTCCTTGTCTACTGCTGCCATTATTCTATTAAGTCGCTTTCGCTCAGCTTCTATGCTCACTGGAAGGTTCACAAGGCCAGCTAACTTATTCAGCAACTCAATATCTGCTACTCCACTTAGTGTCTGACTTGCTCTACTCCATTTCATCTTTCCCCAACTTTTTATAATCTGAAACTGAACATTATCTGCTTCCTTTATAAATATCTGTCCCTCTTTTAATGCCATCTTCACATCATTTACCTCCTTTTTCTGAATAAAATGTGTGATTTCCGTGCGTGAATAACTTCGTAAGATTCTTAGAGTGCCAGGTGTTTTTTGATGTTGTTCTTTCAAAATATAAAGCTCCATCACTTTCATTCCATCCATCCTTCACCAGCTCTAATGCTTTATAGCAGTCTTCATTTGGTGTCACTCTATCGTATCTCCCATTTTTTATTGGAGTGAATTGATTTTCTTGAAAGATGACTTCTTTCACTGTATCCGGGAAATCATCAGACTTCACCCTGTTTAGTACTGTCCTGATTACCAATGCCTTACCGATAGTGTCCTCTCCTTCAGCTTCAGCCATTGCTATTTTTGCCAGCATATAGTCGTCATCTTTTCTAAGGTATTCGGGGATCGTTGTGGTTTCTAAACTTTTAAGGTACAAATCTCTCTCAGCTTCTGCACTTGCTGCTTCACTTTCCTTCCAAGCATCTCTATCTCTTGCTATTTGTTCATATTCATCTGCTGTTACCCATATCCCTTCCGCCACCTCCACTTGACCTATATCACTTTCTACAACTTCCTGATCATCAACTACATTCGCTTTTTTATCTATGCATGACATCAACCATCCGGATATCCATAAACAAAGACCTAAGATTAAAACTTTTCTTAAAACCTTGTTCTTTCTTCTTCTCACTCTCTTTCTCATCTCTACTCCTTTAGTTATCCACATTCGTATTCACTCACTTATCCACATTTAAACTGTTTTAATTTATCAGCGATAATCCATTGACTTTATGGATGCAACCTATTTTGCTTTCTAGGCTCTTGGGCCTGCGCTGGAACAGTTTCTCCAAGGGTTTTGAAGAAGAACCGTTCCTTTTGCTCCCTGAGTATCTTTGGGTTGCTGCATAAGGTTGCCTGCAGTACAAGTCATTTCAGACTTGTCATCGGTTTTATAATGTCCCCACACATCCAGACTTATTCCGATGTTCTCTCACTGTGTGTTATCTGCCTCCGAGCCGTTTTTATTTTACTTGGGCTTGCGCTCCCTATCCCAATTACGACAGTTTCCCATACAGGCTTATATCCCACTGCCGAGACGACTTATTGCATCGGCTCGTCCACACCATCGTTTTTATACTGGTCGAAGCATCCCAGTTTATTCTCTATTCAGTTTTTGGTATGATGCATACACATCTAATCTGTTTCTTTGTAGTTGGATCCGGAACGGATAAAGTATAATTAATCTTTCCTTTGTCAGTTCCACTTCTTATAAAGCCCTTCTCATACAGATGCTTTCTTGCATATCTGGCACTGACACCTTTTAAACTGCAGTAACTGTTAAACTCTGAAGTAGGTATTCTGTACTCCGATTCAGTCATTTCTCTGTCTCTTATCAGCTCTTTTACAAAATCCTCTGTATCAATTAGAGCCGTCTGCCTACTTAGTGCTATCCATTCTGAAAGTTCATCAAGTCCATTAATCTCAACTTCCGCCTTACTAAAAACATCTAGTATCATAGGGATTCTTTCATTTGGAGCTGCTGCCAGTATCTTAGCTATCTGAATAGCCGTTTTAATATCCAGTGTTTCCATATAGCCTCCGACTTAGATCGCCTGCTGTGCCTTGTCCGCACTGTATGGCTCTCCACCTCTCGCTATTTCTCTGTACATGGTCGTTGAGTGTACTCCCATAAGAAGTGCCATCTCATCTATCGTTTTTCCTTCTTTGTACAGAGTTTCAATCTTTTGTCTATCCTCGTAGGTTAGACGCTTATAAGTTTTTCTCTGTCTTACCCTCACCTTCTCACCTCCTCATTTTGGGTAAAAAAATAATGCGTCAGAGTTAAACTCCAACGCATTATCGTTGTTTTTATATAAAAAAAGATAAATGCGAGCCGAGTTACAACTCTTTTCGCATTTATCTTAGTACTTCACCCTCCAATCTCCCGATATATCCGGACTTTCACTTACTCTCTCATAGTTTACATAAGTTTCATTAGAGCTGTTTTTTATTTCATCTATACTGATTCTAAATACCGCTTTTACATTAATTTGGTAGGTGAACTTCTCTCTGTTATCATCACTGTATTCTTCTTCCAAAGTCATCTCTTCCGACTTTCTTTTATATTCCTTGTCCAGATAAGTGATTTTCTGGTTTCCATAAAGATAAATATACCCATCTACCTCATCTGAAAAATTCCAAACAGATAATTCTATACTCTGTAAGTCATAATTATCCAGATCTTTCCCATTTACTTGTTCATACATTCCTCCGCTTCTTACTTCTTTATCCACTTCTTTTGCCAAATCATCATATTCTATAACATTTTCTCTATTATATGAGTCCCATTCCTCCGGTTCTAAATAGTACCTTGAAAACTTTACCTCATGTGTAACATATTTTATCTTAGTTGCATCATACTTATAATACTGTGGAACACTAAGTAACATCTGATTATCTTCTCCTTTATAGAAAACATAATCATCAAATATTGTATTTTTTGTAGCAAATCTAATTGCATCTTTACGATTAGCAATTCTATTTCCATTAAAATCGTATTTCCTTAATCCATGTTTTACATTTAATGTATATATACTATCCCCTTCCATATAAAGTTTTCCTGTATCACATACAAGTTTTACTATATTCCCATATAGATCTGCCTTATAGATAAACGAAATATCATCGCATTCTCTCCAAAAAACAGTATTATCTTTTGCTAAAATACCTACCATTTGATTTGGCATTTTGCAGATTTCATTTACATTTTCATCGGGACTTTCCATATACATGAGTCGGTCTTTGTATACAAAATATATACCATTTTCTATCTGTTCTACCTGGCTCAGTTCTCTCCCTCCTGTTTTGCCACTCCATTTCGCTATCTTATTTTTCTGCCAGTGCTTATCTGCCGGTATATACATATCATCAAGTCCCACTGATGTATAATATGACAACGCAACTAAAAAAAATACTATGGCAATAACTATCAGTGAAATATATAGTCTTTTTTTCATCAATATTTCTCCTGTCCTATTATTACTCTGATACTTAGAAAAATTTAATAAATATTATATTGTCATTTTACATAATAAGTGCAATGCATATACTAAATCGCTTTAGTATCTCTTTATTCTGCATCTTCTAACGGTTTCATAACTACCTCACCATTCCCATCAATTACTAAGATGGGATTACTTCCGTCTTTATTAACTCTGCTAATACATAAATTATCAAAATTATCAATGCATCCATAAATAAATATATATTTATCTGTTACAAACGTTTTTATTTTCTGTTTATCTGCATACAATCCCTTCATAGTATAAATTTCTTTTGATAAATTTGTTTCAGTATCAATACAATATATATGTAAATTATTATATTCTTTATCATCTTTTATATAATCTTCAATACTTGTAAAGTATACTTTCCCATTCCCAACAATAATATCATCAATATAACCTTTACTTACTAAGGGTACATCTATTACTTCACAGTTAATAAAATCTCTGTCCAATATTTTTTTTATATCTTCGACCTTAACTCTACATATAGGATATTCTTCTATCTCATATTTTATTTTGTCTATATCCTCATTCTTTATATTCTCATACATATCCTGCTCAAACTTATCTTTATAATTTTTATCTCTGTAAGTTATTTTCTGCCGTCCTAGAAAATAAATGTATCCATCTGAAATTTCCGAAAAATTACGTCCCGATAATTCTATACTTTGAAGTTCATAATTATCCAGATTTTTCTCAACTATATTCCCATTTATTTCGCCTTTTCGTACCTTTTTATCAATTTTTTTTGCATATAAATCATATGGTATAACTTCTCCTTCTAAATAAGAATCCCATTCTTCAGGTTCTAAATAGTATTTTGAAAAGTTTAGCTCATACTTAGCATACTTTATTTTATTTGCATCAAATAGATAATAGTTGGGGACAGTGATATTGGCTTTATGATCATATCCATAAAAAATATAATCATCAAATAT